TCCTAAAAATGTCATATTTATTTTGATTTTATATTATTTGATACCACCCTTATACTGAATGCCGCCAGTATCTGATTTGTTTGGCTTAGGCTGTATATCATCCCTAATAATAACATCAACAGTCATATCTTTACCGTCTTTCCCTGTATTCTCAACTCTTAAACTAAATTCTTCTTTATTTTTTCTTTCTAACCACCATTTAGAAGCTGACAATTCTCCGCTTTCAACGCCTTCAACCACATTCAGCTTGGCTTTAAGAGATACATTTTTCTTTAATGCCTCTTTTTTGTCACGAAACCCAGGGTTGGCTATGCAGTAGTTATTTAAACACTCTCTACTTATACCTACATGAAAACAAGCTTGCTCGTCTGTAAAGCTCTTTGAAAAAGCATATTCTAGTTTCGTGACAATCTCTGGGGTCATTTTTGTTGGTCTTCCGCCTTTATTTTTCTTTTTCATTTCCTCTTAAAAATCATTTATTATTGTCATTTTATCTACTAGTGCGTTTACCATTATATCAATATTTTCTTCATTGCCTAATTATCCGTATAAAAAAACATGAGACAACTCCCTTTCAAATCTTCTTTTTGCATTATATAATCTTAATTGCACTTCCTCTGATTCACTTGTAGTAAATATTGTCTTCTCATCTTCTTCAAGTAGAATCATTCTATCGCAAACTATTTTTATTTCTAGATTATCGTGCGAGCGAGATTCAGGAATTATTATTTCTTGATTCTTATAATAGAAGTGTATACTACCCTTTAAAGGCGGCATGTTGCCTAGTTGGCAAGGTTTATAATCATATTCAACTTTAGAATCTATAGTTAAATTATAGTTAATATTACTCACCCAAAGCCTCCTTATAGGTCTCAAGTAAATACTGCTCTTCCTCTAGTTTACTAGGGTCTTTAGCTCTTTCTTTAATTATAGTTCTAATAGTTTTAATGTCAAATCCAACCGCTTTAGCCTCATCATAAACTTCTTTTATCCTTTCAAATATTTCAGTTTTTTCAGCTTCGTAATTTTCAATAGCTTCTATGTATTTTTTTAGTTGTTCTCTTGTTTCATTATTTATTATGTCAGTCATTTTGTTTTAAAGTAGTTTTGGTATTAATATTAGTTTTTTTATCATTTTAATGTTTCATTTCTTAAAAATAGATTTAATTCTTTTTCTTAGTGATTGAAATTTAGAAAAATCTTTTAAAATAGAATCTGGTTTAAATTTATGAGCAAATCTTCTTTTAATTTTCCTTTCTCCTATTACTTTTGCTGGTACTCCGCCAACTATTGAGTAAGGCTCTACATCCTTAGTTACTACTGCGCAAGTTGCTATTACTGCTCCATCTCCTATTTTAACTCCTCCTTTTATTCTGGCTGAATCTCCTATCCAAACATCATTTCCTATTTCAACTGGATGAGATACATCGTTAAATAGTGCAACATATTGCTCATTATTAGTGTCCATAAAAGACTTAGTATAAAAGAAGGGGCTTGTTGATATCCTGTCCATTGGGTGATTATGTAGCCCTATACTAACATTGTTAGCTATTGAGCAGAACCTACCTATCTTTAGTTTAGAGTAATACGCAAAGTTTCTTCCTACGTAGCTATATAACCCCACTTCAATATCATTATGTAAATAATCGGCTGTAAATTTACATGGTAACTCAAATCTAACATTGGGCATTCTATGAACACCCATAATATCTGTGTCAAAACCTATTGCCTTTAGTTTCTTTCTAGTCTTTTTATTAAAATTGATTTTCATATTCTTTCATAATATTGTTTAAATGAAATAATGCTTTTTCTTTGTAATTAGACATTTGCAATTTTTTGTTTAATTTTTGCTATATTTTCTGGCTTTAATAAGCCTTCAACAATATTTCTTTCTTCGTTAATATTTTTCGAATTTGTCGCTAATATTTTTTTAAATACCTTGTCAATATTTTTTGAATTTGGCTCAATTCCATTTTCTAGCATTTCAAGAGCTATTCTTAAAGTCATTGATTTACCGCTTTTAGTTAATTTTGTATTTTTGTTTTCAAAAAATTTTTTAGTAACTGACATAATATTTTTTATTTAATTGTTAATAACTTTGTTACCTTTATACTAATACTATGTATCAGTTATGTCAAGTCTTTTTCTTAAAATTAATTCATTTAATTTATCAATTGTGTTTGGGTGTGGTTTTCTTTTACCTTGTTCATAGGCTCGTATTGAGGCTAGGGAGCATTTAATTAAAGGGGCTAGCTCTTCTTGGGTGTAGTTTAGTTCGTTTCTTTTTTGTTTAAATTCTTTTTTGTTCACAATATTTGTTAATTATTTAGTTAAAGTTATACTACTACATAGTATTAGTAATGTCAACAACTAAAATTAATAAAATGCATTATTTTTTCTTTTCAAGATTTTTGTATTTTTCTATAATTATTTTATTCTCTGTTGCGTTATAGGAATTAAGCAGCTCTTTATAAAATTCCAATAATCTGTTTAGTTTATCTGGGTTGCCTCTAGGAGAATTAGCAATATGATTAATTTGTTTATGAACTCTGTCTATTATTTCCTTCATTGAATATTTTCAAGTAATTTGTTAGTTAATTCAATTAAATCATCTTGGCTAAAATTATCTTCTTCCCATTTCTTCAATGGTATGTTGTGTATTCCTTTTGTTCCTGTGTGGCAACTTTCGCAGATTGCCATTGTAAACAAATCACTTGCTTTTAATCCAATTCCCATCCCTATTTTATGATGGGCAATAGTTCTGTTTCTTTGCGGTCTTCCTTTGGCAAAGCAATTTACGCAGGGTATTTTGTGAATATCTGACAGTCTTTTTTTGTCTTTGTAGCCATTTCTAAATTTAGGTTCTGGCTTAATTAAGTTAATCATCATTTAAAAAAAATAGATAAATATTCTCTTGCAAAACTTTGATAATGTTCTTTTAAACCCTGGGAATTTAAAGCCAAGCCCATTCTATAACTTATATCATGGAAACAATAATTACATCTCCAAGCATTTAAATCTCTTTCATGGAATATATGACTTAGTTTATCATCATAAATATTAACAAGATCTACACCTGAATCATTATTGCAGTTAGGGCATTCTACAAAGATCTTTTTACCTTTTATGTATGGGATAAATTCTGTGTCTGGCACTAATAAGTAATTTTTACCCAATTCAACATTTATTTTTTTTGGCTTAATTAAGTTAATCACTTTTAATGTTTTCATTTTTATTTAATTAGATGTTTCATTTTTCTTTCTTTTAAACTTTTCTATTAATTTCTTGTACTTCTCCAATCTTAATGGGCTTTTGTTGACATCTGCATTTCTTTTTTCTTGTTCGTAAGCACTGATTAAGGCGGTTGAGCAAGCTAGTAGTTTAGCTAAATCTTTTTGTTCTAATCCTAGCTCTAGTCTGTGTTGTTTGAATTGTTTTTTGTTCATATAATTATTGCGCCTATATTGCTTAAATTTCTATCGTTATAATTTTTTTACAACCAACTTATAAACTTACGCAGAAAAAATGACTATATTCTTTTTTTAAAGACTCACTACCACCCGCTTTTTTAGTTTTATTTATGTTAGTCTTGTTAGTGCTAATTAAAGAATTACATAAACTTTTTTTAACTTTTTTTAATCTTTTTCTTATGTTATTTTTAACGCTTATCACTTTGTTGTTTGGGTTGGTTAATCTCACAATAATATTCAAAACATTTCAACAAAACGCCTTTAAGTTCTCGCTGACCAGATTCTATGTATCTGATATGTCTATCACCTTCTAAACCTAACTCTTTGGCTAGTTGCTTTTGAGTTAGGTTTAGTTCTTTTCTTATTTGTTTAAATTTTTGCGGAGTCATTTTATAAGTTGGCATTTAATAGGTCGCTATTTTTAGTTAAAATTGCAACCGCCAACTTAGCCTGCCTTGTAATAGCTAATTTTTGTTCAGATATTTTGTTATATTTATCAATATCTTCGATTATCTCTGATTCTGTTGGATATTTTATTTCGCCTATAGTTTCTAAAAGAAGATGTCTTGCAAGATAGTAGTGCATAGCTACTATAAAACCCTTTCTTATTGTTAAATGAGTTTTACCAATGAAAGAGCCATCTGGTAATGCATAATCTTTAAAAGGGGTTTTAATTGCTTCAATTGGATTTTTTAATAAAATATGTCCTGTTTTCATTTTTTCCTTTAATTAAATTAATAAAGTGGCCCTATTTGGCCTTACAACCTTAAGTTGTTAAATATATTATAGGAACTCATTTCCTATATGTCAACACTTTTTTTAACTTTTTTTAATCTTTTTCTTATGTTATTTTTAACGCTTATCACTTACACTCAATTCGTTAGCATAGTTAATTAGCTCTCCTTGTCTAATAACATATTTAAGATTTTCTTTTCTTAGCTCTTGGTTTTGCTTCTTGAGAATTAAATTTCTAGTTTCTAGCCTTTTTATAATTTCTTTATTTGAAATAAATATATTCCAACTATTTTTTATATATTTTAACATTCCTACCTCTGGTTGAAAAAATTGCTTATTTGTTTTTGTTAATATTTATTTAATATTCCATATTTCAATTGGTAAATATTTCCTGCATATATCAGCTGTTAGTTTCTGGTTTTTCTTTCTAGCAGCAGCATTAGTAGCGGCATAAGCATCATAAGCAGCAGCAGCAGCATCAGCAGCATCAGCAGCATTAGCAGCAGCAGCAGCAGCAGCATTAGCAGCAGCATAAGCAGCATAAGCAGCATTAGCAGCAGCAGCAGCAGCAGTAGTAGCAGCAGCAGCAGCAGTAGTAGCAGCAGCAGCATCAGCAGCATTAGCAGCAGCATTAGCAGCATCAGCAGCAGCATAAGCAGCATAAGCAGCAGCATAAGCATCATCTAATTGTTTTCTTGTGGCTTTCCCCTCGCCATATTTGATTGCCATGTCAACCGCTTCTTTGCTTCGTTCATTTTCCATCAAGTGTCTTACTGTGTTTGCACAATGACCTGCGATTAAAGTTCTTAATTCCTTATTTCTAGGATTAGATCTAGCAAATAACCACAAAATCCAATCACCTCTTTCACAATTATTTAAAAATTGTTCCAGGGTGAAGTCTTTAGCGAATAAATAACCATCTTCACAAGCATTGTGTTTTTTTAGAAATTCTTTTAATGTTTTCATGCTTATTTGTTTTTGTTAATAAACTTATTAATTATTTAAAGCCTCTTCAATTTTATTAATAGTATTTACATTAGGAATATTACTACCCTTTAAAGCATTATGAATAGTTGCCCTGGAGACTCTAGCCACTTTAGCAAGTTCTGAAATATTTATATTTTTATTTCTCATCTTGGCTTTCCAACTTTTTACAGTATTTACCTTTAAAGTTATTAATTGTTCTTTTCGCATTTTTTATTTAATTAAGATTAGTAAAAGACATGTTAATATATTAAATTATATTTGTCAAACATTTATTATACATTAATATGTAAATCATACCTTGTCATTTTTGTACACTTTTTACGATATTAATAGAATTGTAAAACATTTATTTGACATATTAAATTATAAATGTAATACTGGTTTTGGGAGTGGTAAACTCTAAAAGGCGTGGTAAACCTAATGTTAGTAATAAATTTAATTTTTTATGAAAGAGATATTACTTAGTAAATTAATTTTAACTCAACTTACTTCTTTTTTTATTTTATCAATTTTAATTTTTTAATTATGAGAGTAGAAAATTCAATATCTATAAAAATACTACTGAAAAGGATTGAACTAAGTGATTCAAATATCCTTAAAGTTCTTAGGGTTGCTCGTGCTGCTGGAATAAAAAGGCTTTACAAAGTTATTAACAGATTAAATAAAGAGGCAAAATGATAATAAATAAACAAGAAGAACTAGAAGCATTAATTGACTCTAACAACGATATAATCATTGAAGATGATTTAATAATAAGATGTGATATTAACATTGATACAAATATTAACGCAAGGAATATTAACGCAAGGAATATTAAAGCAATGGGTATTAACGCAAGGAATATTAACGCATGGGATATTAACGCAGGGGATATTAACGCATGGGATATTAACGCAAGGAATATTAACGCAAGGAATATTAACGCATGGGATATTAACGCAGGGGATATTAACGCAGGGGATATTAACGCAGGGGATATTAACGCAAGGAATATTAACGCAGTGGATATTGAATATTACGCTGCCTGTTATGCTTACAATTCCATAATTTGCAAATCAATTAAGGGGCAAAGAACAAATAGCAAACACTTCGTATTAGATGGAGAGTTAAAAATTAAGGAGGAAGATGCTAAATAGATTAAAATACTATCTTAACCAATTTGGATTTAAAATATATTATAACCGCTATGAAATTTTTAGAAAAATATAAAGAATATATTTTACCGCTGCTTTGCTTATATGCGAGTAGTATTTTTATAATTTATAACATAATAACATCATGATTACGCAAAGAGAAATAAAACTAGAACTCAAAGATTCTTTAAAAGATTTATCACAAGTTACTACTAAAGCCATTTCAGATTATGTATATAAAAATCTAAATAGTAGTGATGATATTGACCTCGTCAAAGAAGTGTTGAATAACTCATATAAGTTGAAAAATGATCCAATTGAAGCGACTCATTGGATGCCTTTACTAAACCATTAGTTAAATAGTTATGATTGAAGAAGAAATTATTGAATCAATAACAATAATGCAATTACAGAACAAGCAAAGAAGAGAATTAACTTCTTTTGACGATATTAATTCTAGTTGCGAAAATTTAATCATATCGCTTGAGGATTGTGTGGATAATTGGGATGATGAGGAGGTTTTAAGTGATTTGAGAAATAGCTTTTACGAGCCTGATATCACTAAGGAGGAATTACATAATTTAGAGCTTGAGCTTTATGATTTAGCAAAGAAATATAATTAAAAATTATGACAGATCAAGAAAAAATAGAACTGGCACAGTTTTTTTCTAATTTAAGTTTAATCTTGAAGGTAGATTCTACGGATAAGCAGAAGCTTGATTTAATAATAGAAGAGTTGGCTAAACTTGATTATTCTATTGATACTATTTTAATTCAACTTTTGGCTAATAAAAATCGTTTGAGAAAAAAACAACTGCATGATTGTAATTATTTATTAAACACATCGTTGCATTTTATAGATTCTAAACATAGAGGAAGGAATTACAAGTATTATTACAATTTATTAATTGATAAATGTCGTAAATTTTTCAAGAAAAACCATCCTGAATTAATTTGTGACCACAGAAAATTCGAAGAAGAATAAAAATGAGAATAAAAGATTTGATAAAAGCAATTGAAATCATTAGGTTAGATGATAAAAAAGAATTTTACAAGCCAGACATTGTAAAAGAAAGATTGCATAAAATGGAAATTGAATTAATTGAATTATCAAGGAAATATGAATAGAGAATTACACATTAAAGCTCTTAAAGATCAATTAAATAGACTAAAATTATCAAGAGATAAGTTAGATTATTTTCAAAGAGGAGAATTAGATTTTGCGGAAATCTTGATAAAAACTAACTCCTATGACTTAGCAGATTATGAACAATGTTTATCAAACTTAAAAGATATTGTATTAAAATGACAGGTCAGATATTTTACGAAAAACCACAACTTAAAAATGTCTGCATTACTTGCCTAAAGAATGAAGCAAAAGAAGATGATTACGAGTGCTGGGATTGTATAGATAAACACACCCAAAAAATGAAAAAAATCAGAGAGAACAAGCTATTATTCAAGACTCAATACAAAATTGGGAAAAATTACATCAGAAAACCTAACAAAGATAAAAGCTCTAAAAGGCTATCCTCAAAATAGTACAATCCGCTGTATCATTTTAACAAAATAAATAGAAATAAATATTAATTATTGACATAGTATTTTATACTCTTTTCTAGATTACAACAACGAATCTAGGGGGAAGTTGTAAGAGCCTTCCTCCGACCTTGCTCTTACAATATTAATATATTAAGGTTATGTCAAAAGAATCATTTCTACTTTTTAAATCATTTTATGAGCCAACTAGTCATTTATCTAGTCAAGATAAAGGTAAGCTTTATGATGCAATTTTTCAGTATCAAATTACTAAAAAAGAACCAAAACCCACCTCAACAATTTATCCTTTTTTCTTGTTCTTTAAGAACCAATTTAGACTAGATAACCTAAAATACGAAAAGAAAGCAAATGCCAATAGATCTAACGGACTAAAGGGTGGAAGACCTAAAAAAGATAAAAACCCAAAAAACCCATTGGGTTTAGAAAAACCCAAAAAAGCCTATAATGTAAATGTTAATGATAATGTTAATGTAAATGTTAATGATAATGAAGAAGAAGAAAAAAAATTAGAAAAAAAAGAAATTCAAATTCCAAATTTTGTTGATGTTGAATTATGGAATGAATATTTGAATATGAGAAAAAAGAAAAAAGCATTACCAACGGAAAAAGCTGTTGAGTTGGTAATTAAAAAATTAGTAAAATTTGAAAATAACAAAATAGGTGCAGCTAATGAGGCTTTGGAAAACTCTATCGAAAGCAATTACACGGGTGTATTTGAGCCTAAAAATAACTTTAAGAAAGAAATATCGAGGTTAGCATGGAAAAATTAAAACTAGAGTCATTTTTTGAAACAACGGCGGAGAATTTTAACTTTAAGCTAAACAAAGGCTTTGAAAATCTCTTAAACATAATTCAATCTCAAACTGAAAAAGTACCAGATGAAGTTATTAAAAAGAAATTTCAGGAACTTTGGCTTTTAACAAATGACGAATGGCATAAAAAATTTAATTTACAATGGGGAGGTTACCCTTCGCTTGCCCAATGGTTAGAAATTTTAGTTGAAAAACCATTAACAGATGAAGAGATTGAGAAGAAAAAGAAAGAATATGAGGAAAATTTAACCATACAAGCGAAAACTGTTGGTGTGTGGCTCAATGCACCTTATTATGAAAGATTGTTCTGTAGTCGCTATAAATGCCCCCTTTATGTTGATATTAAGTTGATGTTGGACACCTATTGTAAAGTTAAAGAAAATCTATCAGATGACAGAATAAAAAAAATGGCTGTCTATCTAAAAGAAAAACTAGATCAAGATAAAGCCTTATTCTATGATACTCTAAAGGGCATTGCAAGAGAAAAACAGCCACTTTTATTAACTTAAATTAAAACGAAATGAAATACAAAGTAAAACAAAGAGTATATACCGTTTATGAGCATCAACCCTACGGAAAAGGAGGCTTAACAATAAACGCTTACAGAATTACTAGGGTTATCAGTGATAAGAGCGAGGATCTATCAAAAGGGGATTATGTAGTCATGAGCCTAGATAATGGAGATGCAACAAGACAATTTTATTCAGAGATTGACTTGTTAGATCAAAATGAAGTTCTGGAAAAGGTGGAAGAAATAACTAGAAAGAAATTTTAACCACCGCTTTGAGAGCGCAACAATAAATAAGGAGGATTGAATGAGTGAGATAAAAGACTTTTTAAAAGAATTACTCTGTAGGCACGAGAAAGTAACTAAAACTTTTGGTGCTAATTTTAAAAACCCAGATCAAAGATGTGTTGTTTATACTTATATTGGATGCAAGAAGTGTGATAAGCATTTTAAGATTATTAAATAATTTGACCACCGCTTTGAGAGAAAGCGTAAGTAAAACACAAAAGAAGAATAATGAGCTATGAAAGTATTAAGCCTTTTTGATGGTATAGCAAGAGTAAAACAACCACTTTTATTAACTTAAATTAAATTAAAAAAATTATGACAAAATTAACACAAGAAGAAATATTAGAAGCTCGCAAGCTTAGAATTGAAAGAGCGGAACAAAACCACAAGCAAAGATTAGAGCTAGGAATCAAAGCAGAGCAAAGCGAACAATCTTTAAAAATTGAACTAGAACATATTGAAGATATTTACGATATATTAATAAATAAATAAAATTATGACACAAGCAATAATAATACTATCAATCCTGGGAGTAATGGCAATAGGAGCATTTTTATTGTGGTTTTCACAACAAAAGGAAATAGTAATTAATTTTAGTAAATGGATATGAAAGAAAAAGAGCCTTTAGAAATGATAAAAGAATTTCTAAAAAAACAGACTAAAGAAATTAGAGAAGCTCGCAAATACTTAAGGAAGAAATATCCAAAATTAATAAAATAATATGAATAAGATAAAAAAAGAAGCTTTAGCACTACTTAAACTTTTACACGCCAAACAAAAGAAGTACGAAAAGCTAAACGATAAAATTAGAAATCTAATCCCAGAATTTACGCCCTACATTCAATCAATAGATGATGATTATTTGACAGGGGTTACAAAATTACTTGATGACATATTAGGCGATGAATTAGCTAGTTATCTTTTGTTTGAAACAGACGGAAGCGATAAATATTATTATCATTTAAAAGATGGCAAGAAATTTCCTATTAGAAATGTTGATGATATTGTAAAATATATGGATTATCGAGATGAATCATAACCTACTCTTCCTCTTATTAACAATATCTGTTCTAATTGCTTTTGTGGTTAGGCAATCAATTATTTATTAAAAAATACTTGACTATTAGAATTAATTGGCTAATTTAATCAAAAGTTATTAACCAATTCATTATAAAATGAAAAACGAAATAAAAAAAATGATAAGTGATTTATTAGAAAATAAAGAGCTAAAAGAGAAAATAGAAATTATTAACGATATAAGAGAGCATATACATAATTTATGCCCTTTTAAAAGTGAGCCAGTAGACTTTGTTAAGTGGATTGTTAATAATGATG